GTTATTAAGTCTGAAGCTCGACGACAGCAAGCAGAACAACGACGGAAGGATATTGAGTTTCAGTTAAAGGGAAGTCAATACGGTATTGCCTATACCGATGGAACAGAAAAAATCACTCAGTTAAACCGTCCTGCTGAAAACAACTTAATGACACAAGTTGAATACCTTACGGGTTTATTATTTGGTCAATTAGGTCTTACTCCTGAGATTATGAATGGCACTGCTGACGAAAAGGCGATGCTGAATTATATTAATCGAACCATCGAACCAATTCTTACTTCGGTTGTTGAATCTACTAAACGTTCATTTCTTACAAAGACAGCATTATCTCAGAAACAATCTATTGAATTCTTCAGGGAACCGTTCCGTTTAGTGCCAATTAATAACATTGCCGAAATTGCGGATAAATTTACGCGTAACGAGATTCTTACTTCAAATGAAATTCGTCAGATTGTTGGATTCAAACCTGCTGGAGATCCTAAAGCGGATCAGTTAGTCAATAGCAATATGCCACAACCTAGCGATCAAGTGACACCAGAGGCTACTGATTCTTCGTTAATGGATGATGCTTTTGATGAAATGGATTCAGCTTTAGATCAGGTATTCAAAGATTTGGGTGTATCTGAAGAAGAGCCGACACAAGATTCTATGATGCAAGATGCTTTTGATGAAATGGATTCAGCTTTAGATAAAGTGTTTACTGATTTAGGTGTTGATGAAAATGGGTGAACATGAGTCTTTAAATGCGTTATTTCATGAAGGCAATAAGAGAAAATATGACCCCGTAAAAAGACATGAGTATTATGAACGTACTAAAAAGTTAAAGGGTCGTAAAAAAGGTCGTCAAAAAACACCTTCAATCAGAGACCTAAGGCGAAAAGCATTATTAAATCAAGCTATCAGTTCTATTCCTGCAAAAACAGTAGAACAGAAAAAAGTAAGTAATGATCTTTTAGCTAAAGCGTCGCAAACTAGTTTAGCTGAGGCCCAAGAACGACTTCGTCTTCAAAAAGAAGCAGCAAGTCGGAAACAAGCGGCAGAAGCATTAGAGGCAAAACGATTTGCTTTAGAAAATCGGAAATTAGATCTTGAGTCTTCAAAATTAGATTTAGATGCTCAAAAAACCGAACTCGATCTTAGAGAAAAACAATTAAAAGAGCTTAAACGGAAACGAGCTGCCGATCCAGTTTCTTTAGCTCAAGAAGAGCGTCAAATTACATTAGCTAGAAATAAACTTGCTATTCAATTAAAGAAATTTGATCTAGAATCCCAAAAGCTCGATGAAGATTTAAAGAAATTAGGACCAAAACCTTCTTCGTCACTTCCACCCTTCTTGGTTCATGAGTATGACCCTGTAAAAAGGCATGAGTATTACGAACGAACAAAAAAGTTAAAGGGCAGGGTTAAGGGTAGCGGAGTTCAAACATCTAATAAGTCCAGTGGAAGTGATGTTTCCGGCGGAAATAAAAATTCAAAGGCTAAAACCTCCGAGCAACAAAAAGCTGAAATCAAAGCACGAGTTACTGCTTATAAAGCTCGTCTTGAAAAATTAAAAGAAGTCCTTGCCTTACTCGTAGCAGAAGCTAAAAAACGTAGTGCTGATAACGCTGGAACTAAAGAATCTAGAGCTGAAAGAGATAAGAAAGATACCCCTTCAACAAAAGATAGTGGGACGTCTGGTAAATCAGGCTCTAGTACAGCAAAAGAAAAAGCGGCAGCTAAAGACTACTACGAGAAAAACAAAGAAAAGATTAGTCTTAAGAAACAAGAAGCCAATCTAAAAGACCAGATCAAAGAGGTCGAAGAAAAGATTGTTAAGATTAGAGCTGAGTTGAAAGATTCAATTAAAAAAGCTCGTAACAAACAGCGTAACTCTAAGTAAACGGAAAGGAGTCCGTCAAAATGGAAGCTGATTTCAGCGGTTATGCCACAAAAGCCGGTCTCAAGTGCTCCGATGGTCGAACTATCATGCCTGATGCTTTTAAAGACAATCATGGCATGAAGGTTCCTCTTGTTTGGCAGCATGGGCATAACGATCCAGGCAATGTCCTTGGACATGCCGTTCTTGAAAATCGCCCGGATGGCGTCTACGCCTATGGGTTTTTCAACGAAACCGAAGCAGGTCAAAGTGCTAAGACCTTAGTTCAGCACCAAGACATTACAATGCTTTCAATTTACGCTAACAAGCTTGTTGAGCGTGGAAAGCAGGTCCTGCATGGTGCAATTCGTGAAGTTAGTTTGGTTCTTTCGGGTGCAAACCCTGGAGCTTTAATTGATAATGTTCGTATTGCTCACTCTGATGGTGATGTGGAAACTCTTGAGGATGAAGCTGTGATTTACACAGGTTTAACTTTAGAGCACGAGAGCACACCGATTATTGAAGAAACTGCTGTCTCGCATGAAGACACCGCAGTTAAAGATGAAGACAAGACTGTTCAAGACGTCTATGAATCATTGACTGATGAGCAGAAAACTGCAGTTAACTACTTAATTGGAATGGCTCTCGAAGAGGGTGCCGCGCAACACTCTGATTTGGATGACGAATCTGAGGAAGATTCAGAGGAAGAGTCTGATGATTCTGACGATGAAGCTACTGATGATGACTCTGAAGATGACAACACTGATAAAGACAACCAGGAAGGTACTGAAATGACCCACAATGTGTTTGAGAAGGATGGGGATGCTTCGGCAAGCGCCCCGAGCCTTACTCATGACCAGCTGAAGACGATTTTTGAGGACGCCCAGCGCCATGGGTCGTTCAAGGAGGCCTTTCTTCAGCACGCGGTGACCTACGGCATCGAGAACATCGACATGCTGTTCCCGGATGCTCAGTCTCTGGCTAACTCGCCTGAGCTTGTCAGCCGCCGCATGGAGTGGGTGACCACGGTCATGAATGAGACCCGGCACTCCCCGTTCTCTCGAATCAAGTCGCTTTCTGCGGATATTACTCTTGACGATGCCCGTGCTAAGGGTTACGTGAAGGGTAGCATGAAGAAGGATGAGTTCTTTGCGCTTTCGCGTCGAGTGACGACTCCGACCACCATCTACAAGAAGCAGAAGCTTGACCGGGATGACATCATTGACGTCACGGATCTGGATGTGGTTGCGTGGTTGAAGGCTGAGATGCGCCTGATGCTTGACGAGGAAATCGCCCGTGCGATTCTCGTTGGCGACGGTCGTGAGGCTGACGATGACGACAAGATCAACGAGCTGAACATTCGTCCGATTGCTCGTGACGACAACTTCTATGCTCACCAGGTTGTGGTTGCTTCGAACGTGACTGGCGACGCCTTTGTTGAGGCTATCGTTCGCGCTCGCGTCAACTACAAGGGTACTGGAAACCCGACGATGTTCTGCTCGGAGGCGATTCTTACGGATCTGCTGCTCGTGAAGGACAAGCTGGGTCGTCGTATTTACGCGACTGAGGCTGAGCTTGCTTCGGCGCTTCGTGCCGACAAGATCGTTCCCGTTCCGATTCTCGATGGTGAGACGACGAACGGTGGCGAGCTGCTTGCAATTCTGGTTAACCTTGCTGACTACACCGTTGGTGCAGACAAGGGTGGCGTTCTGTCGATGTTTGATGACTTCGACATTGACTACAACCAGTACAAGTACCTGATTGAGTCTCGTCTTTCGGGTTGCTTGACCAAGCACAAGTCTGCTCTGGTTATTTCGCGTGCCGTTGGTACTCTTGTGGCTCCGGATGCTCCTACCTTCGTTGAGGGAACTGGTGTTGTTACCATCCCGTCGAAGACCGGTGTGTCTTACTTCATGGATGGTCTGCCTGTCTCCGCTGGAGCCCAGACTGCTATCGATGCGGGTGAGTCGGTTGAGGTTACCGCCGAGGCGAATGAGGACTACTACTTCGCGGCTAACACCACGGCGTCTTGGACCTTCTCTCGCCCTTAGTAATTAGGACAACCTATGACAAGGTTCTTCGGAGTTGTAGGATACGGTGCAGCTGAAGAAGTTTCGCCGGGTGTATGGAACGATGTAATTATTGAGCGAGCATATTATGGTGATGTAACATATACGCTTCGCCGGCTTCAAGAAGCTGACAAACTTAATGATGATATTGTCACTTCAAATGCCATTAGTATCGTTGCTGATGCCTACGCTAACGAAAACTTTGTTGATATTCGGTATGTGCGGTGGGCGGGGACTTTGTGGACTGTTTCGACGGTCGAAGTGCAGAGTCCCCGCCTGCTTCTCAGGTTGGGAGGTGTCTATAATGGGCCAACGCCAGAGCCTACAGACGATCCTTGAGACCTTACTTGGAAGTAGAAACGTATATTTCCAGCCACCAGCAACGCTTCGTATGCAATATCCGTGTATTGTGTACAGTCGTGACCGAATGGATACTAAGTTTGCGAATAACTCAGCTTATGCGCGCAAAATTAGTTATCAGGTAACTTATATTGATAGAAATCCTGATAGTAGTATTCCAGACAAAATTGCAGATCTTCCGCTTTGCCAACATAAAACCTTTTTCACAGCGGATAATTTAAACCATGATGTATTTACACTATTCTTCTAGAATGGAGAACTTAAATGCCAGTACTTACCTGGGACTCCCTTGGCGAACGGTTTTATGAGACCGGTGTCGACCATGGGGTTCTTTACATTGCCAATGCTAGTGGGGTGTA